CCGGGCCGGCGGGTAACGGCGACCGCCCAAAACAAGCAGGGCGTGGGCTTCTGAGGGGGTATCCACGACGGTATCCGGAGGGTAGGATCGCGCCGCCATGCCCGACCCCTGCCGCTCGATCCCGGCCGCGAGCCTCGGACCATTGGACTCCTACCCGCTCCCGCCGGTCGCGGCCGAGGCCGCCTGGCACCCGGAGCGCTGCTGCGTCTGCGGCGTTCCGCTCGCGGGCGGCGACCGCGTCTCGCTGGCGGCGCGCGGCCCCATGCACACCGCCTGCGCGCCCGCGGTCGAGCCCGCCGCTGGCTCGATCCACGCCGAGGGCAACCGGACGCTCGCCCCCGGATCCGGAGCGTCCGGGCGCCTCGGACTGCGCATCATCCTGGGAAGCGCTGCGATTGAGCGGCTCGAGCGCCTGCTCGCGACTGGGCTCTACGGGCGCGACCTCGACGACGTCGCCGAGCGCCTGGTCTGCGAGCGCCTGGTCGAGCTCGACGCCGGAGGTCCGCTATGAGCGGGGGAGGCGCTCGCTGCGGAAAATGCGGCTACGAGATCGGCGAGCTAGGCCAGGCGCGCGGCTGGATCCTCGACCGAGCCTCCGACTCCTGGACCTGCGACGCCTGCGTAGCTGGCAGGCCGCACCGCGCGGCGGAGCGACTCGAGGCCGAGATCGCGCGGGCGGACGCGCTCTCGGGCGCGGCGCGCGCGATGGGCTGGGCCGCGATCGGATTCTCGATCGCCTGGCTCGCGATCGCCGCCGCGCTCGTCGCCGTCGTCGTCAAGCTCGCGAGGGCGTGATGGGCACGACCCCGCCGCGGCGCCCGCCGCCCGGCTGGCGCGAGGAGCAGGCGCGGCTCGCGCGCCGCGGCGCGCGCTGCGCCTACTGCATCGTCCCGCTGCGCCTGGACTCGCTCGGCCGCTGCCGCAACTGCGGCGCGCCGGCGGAGCCCGAGTACGAGACGCCGGAGCCTCCGGCGCTGGAGCGTCGCGCCATCGAGCCCGCCGAGAGTCCTGCCGGGGAGCGCGCGGCCCCGGTCCCCGGCGGGGGCGCGAGCGCGTTGGGTGTGTCCAGCCCGCCGGCCGCGCGCGGCGGGCTCCCCACATGCCGACTGTGCATGGATGGCGGGCGGCTGCATTTGCTGCCGGACCAGTGGGAAACCGCCTGCCCGGCTTGCGGCCATGGGCCGCTCGCTTGAAGCCCCGCCGCGCGCCCGCGGCCAAGGCCCCCGCGCTGCCGGCGCGGCTCGCCGAGCGCATCGAGCTCTGGCCGGTCGAGCGGCTCGTGCCCTACGCGCGCAACCCGAGGACGCACTCCGACGACCAGATCGCGCGCATCGCGCGCTCGATCCAGGAGTTCGGCTTCGTGTCTCCGATCCTCGTCGACGCCGCGAGCGCCGTCGTCATCGCGGGCCACGGGCGCCTCGACGCCGCGCGCCTGCTCGGGCTCGAGCGCGTGCCCGTCGTCCCGCTGGAGCACCTGACCGAGGCGCAGCGGCGCGCCTACCTGATCGCAGACAACCGGCTCGCCGAGCTCTCGAGCTGGGACGAGCAGCGGCTGCGCGCCGAGCTGCTCGCCTTCGACGCCGAGCCGCTCGACATGCCCGCGCTTGGCTTCGACCGCGCGCAGCTCCGCAGGCTGCTCGCGGGCCCTCGCCCCACGCCCGCCGCGGCGACCAAGGCCGGGCGCACGCAGCAGGTCCACGAGTGCCCGGAGTGCGGGCACCGCTGGAGCGCGAGCGGCGGGGAGCGCTAGGCCGTGGCCGAGCTCGTATCCCTGCGCGCCTACGCGCGATCCCGGCGAGAGCGCGGGCTGCCGGGCGGGACGCACGCCGCCGTGCGCAAGGCGATCGCCGCGGGCCGCCTCGAGCGCGCCGTGGTCGTGCGCGAGGGGAAACCCTCGATCGAGCCCGAGCTCGCCGACGCCGAATGGGAGCGCCGCACGGACGCGACGATGTCGCGCGGGCCCGAGCAGTCCGGCGACCCGACCGCGGGCCGGCCCGGGGGCTCGCTCGACGACGCGCCGGCCTTCGAGGCGCGCGCGAGCTCGGACTCGGGCGTAGCCGAGCAGGCGCGCCGCGCGCAGGCCGTGCGCCTGACCTTCCAGGCGAAGCTCGCCGAGCTCGAGTACCGCCAGCGCTCGGGCGAGCTCGTGCGCGCCGAGGACGTGCGCCTCGAGCAGTCCCGCGCCGCGCGCGCCGTGCGCGACCGCCTGCGCGCGCTGCCCGACTCGAGCGCCTCCCTGCTCGCGGCGGAGACCGACCCGCACCGCGTGAGGGCGCTGCTCTCGGCGCAGATCGACCGGATCCTCGCCGACCTGGCGCGCCAGCTCCGCGAGCCCGAGGGCGCGCCGGCGTGATCGACGCGCGCGAGCTCGTGCGCTCCGCCTGGTCCGGCGCGGTCGAGCCCGACCCGCAGCTCACGGTCTGGGAGTGGGCCGAGCAGAGCGTCCGCCTGACGAGCAAGGACTCCGCCGAGCCGGGCCCCTACCGCGTCGACCGCGTCCCCTACGCGCGCGAGATCCAGGAGGCGCTCTCGGCGTCCTCGCCCGTGCAGCGCGTCACGGTCGCGAAGGGCGCGCAGCTCGGGTTCTCCACCGTCGCGTCGAACTTCCTCGGCTACGTCATCGACCAGGCGCCGGGCCCGACGCTGATGGTCCTGCCGACGCTCGAGGTCGCGCAGCGCTACTCGAAGCAGCGGCTCGCGACGATGATCGCCGAGTGCCCAGCGCTGCGCTCCAAGGTCCGCGAGGCGCGCTCCAAGGACTCGGGCAACTCGCTCCTCGCCAAGGACTTCCCGGGCGGCTTCCTGCTGCTCGGCGGCTCCAACTCCGCGGCGGGGCTGCGGCAGATGCCGGCGCGCAACCTGATCTGCGACGAGCTCGACGGCTTCGCGCAGGAGGCCGGCGAGGAGGGCGACCCGATCAACCTGGCCGAGCGCGCGACGATGACCTTCGGCGCGCGGCGGAAGATCCTCAAGATTTCGACGCCGACCTTCGAGGGGCGCTCGCGGATCATGGCCGAGCTCGAGCGCTCCGACGGGCGCTTCTTCCACGTGCCCTGCCCGCGCTGCGGCGACCTCTCGCCGATCGCCTGGTCGGCCTCGACGCGCGTCGTCGTCGGCGCGCGCAAGTTCGTCGCGTACGACCGCGACGCGAAGGAGCGCCCTATCCCCGAGAGCGCGCGCCTGCGCTGCGAGGCCTGCGGCGGCGAGATCCATGAGCACGAGAAGCCCGCGATGCTCGCGGCGGGCCTGTGGGTCGCCACGCGGCCCGAGCTCTCGGAGCAGCACCGCGGCTACCACCTGTCGAGCCTCTACTCCCCGCTCGGCTGGCAGTCCTGGGCCGAGTGCGTCGAGGCCTGGGCGCAGGCCCAGGGGCAGGACGCGCGCCTGCGGCCCTTCGTGAACCTGCGCCTGGGCGAGCCCTGGCGCGAGCGCGGCGAGGCGCCGGAGTGGCAGAAGCTCTACCGCCGCCGCGAGCGCTACGCCCAGGGCGTCGCGCCCGAGCGCTCGGTCGTCCTGACGGCCGGCGCCGACGTCCAGGCCGACCGCGTCGAGGTCGAGGTCAAGGCCTGGGGCGAGGCCGAGGGCGGGGGCCTCGAGAGCTGGAGCGTCGACTACCGGATCATCCCGGGAGGGCCGCAGGACCGGGACACCTGGCGCGACCTCGACCGGCTGCTCGCGACCCCGGTCCGCCACGCCGGCGGGGCCGAGCTCTCGATCGAGCGCCTCGCGATCGACTCGGGCTATGCCTCGGCGCTCGTGTACCAGTGGGTCGCGCGCCAGAGCCGGCGCCGGGTCTCGGCCGTCAAGGGGCGCGAGGGCTCGAGCGTGGTCGTCTCCCTGCCCAAGCGCGTCGAGGTCTCTGGCAGCAGCGGCAAGACCCTGCGGCGGGGGGTCGAGCTCTGGCACGTCGGCGTCGACGAGGCCAAGGCGACGATCTACTCCTGGCTCCGGCTCGAGGCCCCGCTCGACCCCGCGGACCACTGCCCGCCGGGCTTCATGCACTTCCCCGAGTGGGGCGAGGAGTACTTCCGGCAGCTCTGCGCCGAGCAGATGATCCCGCGCACGGTCCGCGGCCTGCGGCGCTACGTCTGGGAGAAGTCGCTGCACGAGCGCAACGAGGTCCTCGACTGCAACGTCTACGCGCTCGCGGCCGCCATGATGCTCGGCCTGCACCGCTGGACGCCGGAGCGTTGGCGCGAGGCGCGCGGCGCGCTAGGCTCGCGGCCGCCGGCGCCGCGCCGGGTCGGGCCGCCCGACCCCGAGCGGCCGGCTCCGCAGGATCGCGGCCCGACGGGCGGGCCGGCGGCGCCCCGCGGAGGCTACCTCTCGGGGTATCGGGGCCGCGGATGGCTGGGACGCTAGAGGAGCTCGACGCGCTCGAGGCCGCGATCAACGTCGGCGCGCTGCGGGTCAAGTACCAGGACCGCGACGTCACCTACCGCAGCCTCGAGGAGATGCGCTCCATCCGCGACGAGCTGCGCGAGCAGCTCGGGGTCGAGGCCTCGATCGAGCGCCGCCGCGTCTGGACGTTCAACCGGGGCACCTGATGCCGGCCGCCGACAAGCTCCCGCGCCGCGACCCGCTGCTCGAGCGCGTGCTGCGCGCCGCCTCGCCCGCCTGGGCCGCGTCGCGCCAGGCCGCGCGCCTGCGCGAGGAGCGCGCGCGCATCGCCCTGGACGCCTTCCACGAGCTGCGCGAGCGGCGCGGCCGCCGGCGCGACCCCGCGGGCTCGAGCGAGGTCCGCAAGTTCGACGCGGCCTCGCGCACGGCCCGCACGCAGGGCTGGATGGCGCCCCTGACGGCGCCCGACGCGACGAGCTCGACGTTCCTCGCCGAGCTCGTGAAGCGCTCGCGCGACCTCTCCCGCAACAACAAGTGGGCGGCGAAGGCCAAGCGCGCGATCTCTACGCACATGGTCGGGGACGGCGTCCGCGTCGTGGTCGAGCACGAGCGCGATGCCGACCGCCTGCTCGCGCAGGAGCTGTTCGACCAGTGGGCCGAGGAGGATGCCGACGCCGACGGGCGGATGAGCCTCTACGGCCTGCAGCGCCTCGCCGCCGCGGAGGTCGCCGAGGCCGGCGAGTGCCTGGCGCGCCTGCGCCTGCGCCGGCAGTCCGACGGCCTGGCGGTCCCGCTGCAGGTCCAGATCCTCGAGAGCGAGTTCCTGGACTCGACGCAGGACAGCGTGCTCGGCCTGCCCGACGAGGGCGGGCGCCTGCGGCGCCTGGGCGTCGAGTTCGACCAGCGCGGCCGCCGGGTCGGATACTGGGTCTGGTCGCAGCATCCGGGCGTCGCCGGCTGGACGCTCGAGTCCCGCTTCATCCCGGCCGACTCGCTCCTGCACGTCTACCGCGTCGACCGCGCGGGCCAGGTCCGCGGCGTGCCCTGGGGCGCGCCCTGCCTGCTCGACCTGCGGGACCTGAACGACTGGGCCGACGCGACGATGGTGCGGACCAAGCTCGCGGCGTGCTTCGCGGGCTTCATCACGACGGAGTTCGAGGACTCCGGCGGCGCGATCTCGGCGACGGGCAAGGCGACCGAGGAGCTCGAGCCGGGGACCGTGCAGAAGCTCCAGCCCGGCGAGCAGATCACGCTCGCGAGCCCGCCCGGGGTCGAGGGCATGGAGGACTTCCCCAAGCTGACGCTGCACGGGATCGGCGTCGGCTACGGCGTCCCGTACCACGTGCTCGCGGGCGACCTCTCGCAGGTCAACTTCTCGAGCGCGAGGATCGGCAACCTCGACTGGGAGCGCGAGCTCGCCGGCTGGCGCACGGACTGGCTCGTGCCGCAGCTGGTGCGCGGGGTCTGGCGCGCCTGGCGCTCGCAGGCCGAGCTCGCGGGCCTGATCGCGCCCGGCTGCCGGATGAGCTGGACGCCGCCGAGCCGGGGCATGATCGAGCCCAAGATCGAGGCCGAGGCCGCCGTCGCGCGCATCCGCGGCGGGCTCTCGACGCTCTCCGAGGAGCAGCGCGCGAGCGGCTGGCGGCCCGAGGACCTGATGGCCGAGCAGGCGTCCGACTGGGAGCGCGCGCGGGCGCTCGGGATCACGCTCGACTCCGACCCGAGCCGCGCGGCGCAGGGGCAGGCGAGCGCCGCGCCCGCCGCGCCTCCCGCCTAGGGTCTTGCGCGAGCCGCTGCGCGCGACATAGTACGGGCGTGCCCCCGACCTCCGCCGTGTGGATGCTCGAGCCCTGCGCGCTGCGCGCGGACGTCGAGCTCGCGTCCTGGCGCGACGAGGACCGCAGCGTCGAGGTCACCTGGACCGCCGGCGCCGACGTGCTGCGCTACGACTACCGGAGCGACCAGCTCTACTGGGAGCGGCTCGACTTCTCGGCCGACGCGGTCGACCTCGGCCGGCTCAACTCGGGCCGGGCGCCGGTCCTGGACGCGCACAGCTCCTACTCGGGGACCGACGTCGTCGGGAACGTGATGGCCGGCTCCGCCCGCGTCGACGCCGCCGCCCGCAAGGGCACGGCCCGGCTGCGCTTCACGGCGCAGCCCGACGCGGCCCCGATCGTCGGCCGGATCAAGGACGGCACGCTCGGCAGCGTGAGCTTCGGCTACAAGCGCCTGGGCATCGAGAAGACCTCCGAGCTCGTCGACGGGAAGCCCGTGTGGATCGTCCGCAAGTGGGAGCCCTTCGAGATCAGCCCCGTACCGATCCCCGCGGACGCCGGAGCCGGCTTCCGCGGAGCGCCGCAAGGCGCGACCCTCAACCCCTGCGAAGTCCTCCGGAGCGCCGACATGCCGCCCGAAACCGTCACGACCAAGACCCCCGCCGAGATCGCCGCCGACGCCAAGCGCGAGGCCGACCGGATCGCCGCCGAGAAGGCCGCCGCCGACGCCGCGATCGCCGCGGCCGCGGAGGCCGCCCGATCGGCCGAGCGCGAGCGGATCGCCGCGATCCGCGTGCTCTGCCGCGCGCACCGCGTCGCGCCCGAGCTCGAGGCCGAGCTCGTCGACAAGGGGCGCACGCTCGAGCAGGCTCGGGCCGCGATCCTCGACTCGCTCGCGAGCCGCGACGACGAGGTCCGCACGTCCGCCGGCGGCGCGCGCGTGACCGAGGCCGAGGAGGACAAGGTCCGGGCCGAGCTGTTCGCCGGCCTGGAGCTGCGCGGCGGCCGACCCGTGGCCGCGGCGGCGCAGGGCGACCTCGCGCGCTCGTTCCGCGGCATGCGGTCCGTGCGGATCGCGGCCTGGTTCCTCGAGCGCCAGGGCGTGCGCTGCGGCCTGATGTCCGACGTCGACATCGCGCGCCGCGCCTTCCACTCCACGAGCGACTTCCCGCAGGCGCTCGCCAACGTCCAGAACAAGACGCTCCGCGCGGCCTACGAGCGCGCGCCGCGGACCTTCGAGCCCTTCACGACCCGCGTCGGCGCCCCGGACTTCAAGCCCGTCTCGCGCGTCTCGGGCTCGGGCCTGCCGCAGCTCACGCGCGTCTACGAGGGCGGCGAGATCCAGGACGGGATCATCACGGACGCGGCGCAGGGCTACTCGCTCGCCAAGTACGGCAAGGCCGTGGCGACGACCTGGGAGTCCCTCATCAACGACGACCTCGACTTCATCGGCCGCCAGCTCGCGATGGGCGGCGCGGCCGTCTCCACGCTCGAGGGCGACCTCGTGTACGCCGTGATCACCACCCCGCAGGTGATGGACGAGACGGGCCTGGCGCTGTTCCACTCGACGCACGCGAACCTCGCGACCGGAGCCCCCGCGGTGGACAAGATCGCGGGCGCGCGCGCGCTGATGCGCAACCAGACCAGCCCGAACGGCGACCGGCTCAACCTCGAGGGGCGCCTGCTCATGGGCGGCAGCGCGCTCGAGATCACGCTGCGCCAGTACATGGCGCAGATCGTGCCCGAGACCGCCGGCAACGCGAACCCGCTCGTCGACCTCCTGCGCGGCGTGGTCTCCGACGCGCGCCTGCCCGCCACCAAGTGGTGGCTGCTCGCGACGCCCGACCAGATCGACATGATCGAGCTCTGCTCGCTCACGGGCGCGGAGCCGATCATCGTCGAGACCGAGATGGACTTCCGCACCAAGGGCATGACGACGAGCTACCTCGCCGTCCGCGCCGCGGCCGCGATCGACTACCGCGGGTTCGTCGAGTCCAGCGGCGCGTAGCCGGAGAGCCCGAGCGAGCGACCCACACAGAACCAACCGACCGAGGAGCCCTCGAACATGGCAGCCGTCCAGTCCCAGCCCGCCGACATCGTCGACTACGTCGCCGGCGGCACCGTCACGGCCGGAGCGCCGGTCCTCTCGGGCACGATGCTGCTCGTCCCGATCGTCTCCGGCGGCAGCGGCGACCACATCCCGTGCCACCGCACGGGGATGCACTTCCTGCCCAAGGTCTCGGCGCAGGCCTGGACCGCCGGCGCAGCGCTCTACTGGGCCGTCGCCACGTCCAACGTCACGAGCACGGTCGGCGCGAACCAGCGCATCGGCACGGCGGGCCTCGCCGCGGCGAACCCCAGCGCCAGCGGCTGGGTCATCCTCGGGCAGTTCTGACCGTCGGCTCTAGACCCGGAGAACCCCTCACATGGCAGCCGTCCAGTCCCAGCCCGCCGACACGATCAACGTCGTGACCGCGGCCGCCGCCGTCTCCGGCGTCCCCTTCATGGTCGGGACGATGCTCGTCGTCCCCATCGTCTCGGACGCGACGGTCGGCCACACGGTCGCCTGCGCCCGCACGGGCGCCTTCCTGCTCGAGAAGGTCGACGGCGGCGGCAGCGCCTGGACCGCCGGCGCGAAGCTCTACTGGGACGTGGTCAACCTGGCCGTGACGTACACCGACAACACCGCGGCGAACCCGAGGATCGGCACGGCGATGGCCGCGGCCGCCGACGCGGCGGTCCTGGGCTGGGTCATCCTCGGCCAGTTCTAGCGCCGTGAGCTTCGACGGCCCCGCCGCGGCCGCGCTGCGGACGACGCAGCGGGCGCTCTGCACCACGCGCGCGGTCGTCTACGCGCCCGCCGGCCTGCCCACCGTGAGCCTGGACGGCCGCGCGATCTTCCGCGAGGCGCACGTCGAGCAGGTCCTCGCCGGAGAAGAAGTCGGCGTCGCGACGGTCGGCCCCGACCTCTCGATCGCGCTCGCGGACCTGCCCGCGGAGCCCGCCGAGGGCGACGGGGTCCTGATCGCCGGCGCGCCCTACCGCGTGGCGGGCTTCGAGCCCGACGGCGAGGGCGGCGCGCTGCTGCGCCTCGAGGCGCTCTAGTGGCCGAGCGGGCGCTGATCCGCCAGAACCTGGTCGCGCTGCTGCTCGGGCAGACGGCGGCCGGGCAGCGGGTCTCGAGCTCGCGCGCGCGCGCGGTCTGGCGCCAGGGCCTGCCCGCGATCCTGGTCTACTCGCTGCGCGAAGAATGGGCCGAGCACGCGCAGTCCCCGCGGATCTACCGCGTCGCGACGACCGTCGCGCTCGAGCTGTTCGTCGAGGAGACGGCGACCGGGCCCGCGGACGACCAGCTCGACGCGCTCGGAGCCGAGGTCCTCGCGGTCCTGTTCCGCTACCCCTCGCTCGGCCTGGACGACTGCGAGCTGCGGCCGGCGACCTACGACGCGGACTTCGGCTCCGGCAAGAAGCGCATCGGCGCCGGGCGGATCACGTGCGAGGTCGTGCACTACGTCGAGGCGCCCGAGGGCGACCCCGCGCTCGTCGGCGACTTCCTGACCGCGCACTTCGAGCACCGGCTGCAGCCGGACGACGGCCAGGTCGATGCTGTGGACGACGTGACCCTGGCGCAGTAGCCTCCGCCCATGCGAGTTCGACCCGCGCCCGGGCTCCTGGTCCGCGACCCCGCGCAGCCGCGCGCCCCGCTGCCGCCCGAGGGCCGCGAGGTCCCCGACACCGCCTACTGGCGGCGCCGGCTGCGGCGCGGCGACGTCGTCCCGTGCGACCCCGAGCGCTCCGAGGACCCTCCCGACCGCGAGGCCTAGCCCATGCCGATCATATTCTCCGAGCTCCCGAACACCGTGCGCGTGCCGATCATCGGCGTCGAGGTCGACCCGACCCGCGCGCGGCAGGGCCCCGCCGCCAAGGTCTACCGCGTGCTCCTCGCCGGGATGCGCCTCGCGTCCGGGAGCGTGCTCGAGCACGTGCTCAAGCAGGGCATCACGGGCGCCGACCAGGCCGCGGCCTGGTTCGGGACCGGCTCGATGCTGCACCACATGGCGCAGCTGTACTTCGGCAACTCGACGCTCGTCGCGACGGACGCGATCGCGGTCGACGCGGACCCGACGGGCACGGCCGCGACCTTCACCGTCACGGTGACCGGGACCGCGACCGCCGCGGGCTCGATCTACCTCTGGATCGCGGGCCGCCGGATCAAGGTCGGCGTCGCGTCCGGGGCCGTCCAGAACGCGATCGCGGCCTCGATCGAGGCCGCCTGCGACGCGGACCCGACGCTGCCCGTGACCGCGGGCTCGGCGACCAACGTCGTGACGCTCACGGCGAACCACAAGGGCGCCTACGGGAGCGCCATCGACGTGCGCCTCGACTACGGCTCCGGCGAGGAGCTGCCCGCCGGCGTGACGGTCGTCGTCGCTTCCGCGGTCGCCGGCGCGAACGACCCGGCGATCGGGGACGCGGCCTTCTGGGCCGCGCTCGGGGACACGCAGTACGACGTGATCATCGCCGGCTTCGGAGACTCGACGGACGTCGCGGCCTTCGAGGCCGAGCTCGACCTGCGCTGGGGCACGACGCAGGACAACGACGGGCGCGTCGTGCTCGGCGCGCGCGGCTCGCAGGGCACGCTCTCGACGCTCGGGAACGCGCGCAACTCCAAGCACTCGCTGATCATCGGCGCGGACCTCTCGCCGACCCCGCCCTGGGAGTGGGCCTCGGCCTTCGGCGCGGTCGCCGCGCGCGAGCTCCAGGCCGACCCCGGGCGGCAGCTCAAGACCCTCGAGCTCAAGGGCGTGCGCGCGCCGGCCGTCGCCGACCGCTTCACCTTCGCCGAGCGCAACCTCCTGCTCTACGACGGGATATCGACGTTCACGGTCGACGGCGCCGGCGCCGTGCGGATCGAGCGCGCGATCACGACCTACCAGCTCAACGCCGTGGCGCAGGCGGACGACGCCTTCCTCGACGTGATGAGCGTCGCGACGCTCTCGTACATCCGCTACGACCTGCGCGCGCGCTTCGGCGCCAAGTACCCGCGCCACAAGCTCGGGGACGACGGCACGAACTTCGGCGCGGGGCAGCCCGTGATGACGCCCAAGCTCGCCGTCGCGGAGTGCGTCGCCGCCTTCCGCGACTACGAGGAGCTCGGGCTCGTCGAGAACTTCGACCAGTTCGCCGCGGACGTGCTCGCCGAGCGCGACCCCGTCGACCGCAACCGCCTGAACATCCTTTTCCCGCCGGACCTGATCAACAACCTGATGGTCGTGGGCGTGAAGCTCGCGTTCATCCTCTAGGGGGCTCGCCGTGGCAAGCAATCGCAGGGGCGGGATCCTGTCGCTGAACCGCGACGGCGTCCGCCTCGACGTCAAGGGAAACTGGACCTACAACCTCGGGCACGCGAAGCGCGAGGCGATCGTCGGCGCGGACCGCACGCACGGCTACAAGGAGACTCCGCAGGTCGCCTACATCGAGGGCGAGATCACCGACCGCGGCGACCTCGACCTGGCGGACCTGCTCGACACGCGGGACGCGACGATCACGCTCGCGCTCGGGCACGGCAAGACGATCGTCCTGCGCAACGCCTGGTGGGCCGGCGACGGCACCGTCGGGACCGAGGAGGCGAACATCGCGGCGCGCTTCGAGGGCACTAGCGCCGAGGAGGTCTAGCGCGTGGCCGCCGCGACCCCCAGCCCCGGCCGCGCCCCGCGCGTGCTCAAGCTCTCGCAGCCGGTCGAGCTCGGCTCGGAGACGATCACGGAGCTCCGCGTGAAGGCCCCGACCGCGAACGAGCTCTGGAACCTGCCGGCGGACATCCGCACGGCCACGCTCGGGCAGCTCGTCGACATCGGCGCGCGCTGCGCCGGCATCCCCGAGGCCGCAGCGCGCCGGCTCCAGGGCTGCGACGCGATCGAGCTCGCCGCCATCGTGGGGGAGGGCTTGGCAGGTTCCCCGCCAACTGGGGCCTAGCCCTGGCGGCGCTCGCGGCGGCCTTCGGATGGCCGCCGAGGGACCTGCTCGAGCTCGACGCGGCCGGGCTCGAATGGTGGCTCGAGCGGGCCGCCGAGATCGGTGCGCTGCGCCAGCCCGCGCGCTAGCCTGACCGCGTGGCCAAGACCTTCCCGCTCTCCATTGTCCTGGGCGCGGTCGACAAGGTCTCCGGCCCGCTCGCCAAGGTCGCCGGCAGCCTCGAGGCCTTCGGGAACAAGGCGAAGCGCGTCGGCGCCGCGCTCACGGTCGGGATCTCCGCGCCGATCGGCGCGTTCCTGGCGCTGACGACGCGCAGCCTGGCGGAGTTCGACCGCGCGATGTCCAAGGTCGCGGCCACGACGAACGCGACCGAGGCCGAGCTCGCCGCCCTGCGCGAGCAGGCCGAGCGCCTGGGCGAGACGCCGCCCTTCTCCGGAGTCCAGGTCGCGGAGGCCCAGCGCCTGCTCGCGCGCGAGGGCCTGCGGGCGAACGCCGTGCTCGCCGCGACGCCGGCCGTGCTCGACCTGGCCGCGGGGCACGCGCTCGAGCTCGCGACGGCCGTCGAGATCACCACGCGCTCGATGGACGAGTTCGGGCGCGCCGACCCCGCGAGGATCATCGACGAGCTCTCGAGCGCGAGCTCGCGGGGCGGGGCGACCCTCGAGAACCTCGCGATGGGGCTCGAGGCCGTGTCGCCCGTCGCGCGCGCGATGAAGCTGGGGCTCGAGGACACGCTCGCCGTGCTCGTCGAGCTCGACAAGCGCGGCGTGCGCGGCTCGCGCGCGGGATCCGTGCTCGCGTCCGGACTAGCGCGCGCGACCGCCCAGGGCGCGAAGTTCGGCTCGATCACGGAGCTGCTCGAGCGCTTCGGGGAGGGCGGAGACGACGCGGCGCGCGCCGCCAAGGCCTTCGGCCGCTCGGCCGGCCCCGTGCTGCGCGGCCTGCTCGGCGAGGGCGTGCGCTCGGCGCAGCAGCTCGCGCGCGAGCTCGAGGGCCCGGGCTCCGCGGGCGACGCCGCGCGGCGAGCAGCGCGCGCGACGGATGGCGCCGGCTATTCCTTCGCGCGGCTCGCGGGCGCGGTCGAGAAGCTGCAGCACGCGCTCGAGCGCGCGGGGCTCCTGCGCTGGGTCGGCGAGCTCGTCGACGGCTTCGCCGACTGGATCGACCAGCTCGCGGAGACGGACCCCTGGCTGCTCAAGATCGGGCTCGGCGTCGCCGCGGCCGCGGCCGTCATCGGGCCCCTGTTCATCGCGGTCGGCCAGCTCGCGGTCGCGTTCAACGCCCTGACCGTCGCGCTCGGGATCGCGAACCCGCTCCTCGCCTTGTTCGACGCGCTCGCCGATGCGAACCCAGTCGGCGTGCTGATCATCGCGCTCGCGGGCCTCGTCGCGGGCCTGGTCTACGTCGCGACGCACTGGGAAGAAACCCTCGCCTTCATGAAGGCCGCCTGGGTCGGCTTCACGGAGCCCGTGCGCCTGTTCCTCGACTGGATCGAGCGCAAGCTGCCCGCGATCGCGCGGCTGGTTCCGGACTGGCTGCCGGGCCTGCTCGGCGCGAACGCGGCCGCGAGCTTCGGGGCGCCGATCCCCGCGGCGCAGCTCGGCGCGGCGGCCGGGGCGCCGGCGTCCGCGGGCGCGCCCGGGCGCGTCGAGGTCGACTTCAAGAACGTGCAGCGGGGCACCTCGATCAAGGCGAGCCCCGGCCGCGGCGGGCCCGTCGACGTCTCCGTCGGCTACGCGATGGGGTCCTAGTGGGCTGGCGCGACGAGCTGCTCGGCGCGAGCTTCCGCGGCGTGCCCTTCTTCGTGCGCGAGACCGGCGCGCAGATCGAGCGCCTCTACCAGGTCCACAAGTTCGCGGGCTCGCGCAAGCGCCCCTACGCGGAGGACCTCGGGCAGGGCGAGGTCTCGTTCGCGATCGACGCCTACCTGCTCGGCGACGACTACCTCGAGCAGCGCCGCCGGCTCGTGGAGGCGTGCACGCGCCCCGGCGCCGGCGGCATGCTCGTGCTGCCGGCCTTCACTCCGCGCCCGGCCTTCTGCAAGGGCGTCCAGGTCCGCGAGTCGAGCGAGGAGGGCGGGCTCTCGCGCCTCGAGCTGCAGTTCACGCAGGTCGACGAGGCCGCGCCCTTCCGGAGCTACCCGCGCCCGCGCCAAGAACTCGAGCAGCGCTCGGCCGAGGCCTCCGCCGCGGCCTCCGCCGCGGCCGAGCGCGAGCTCGACCTCGCCGGCGCGCCCGACGGCGTGGTCGCCGGCGCGACGGCGTCCATGCGCCGCACGGGCCTGGCGATCCAGGCGCTAGACCAGACGAGCGGGCCCGCGCTCGAGGTCGCCGACATGCTCGCCGCCGCGCGCGCGCTGGCGGACGACGCGCTGACCTTCGCGACCGCGCCCGCGGACGCCGTCGCCGCCGTCAAGGTCGCGCTCGAGAGCGTGCTCGCCGCCGCCGCGCACCCCGCGGCCGCGCTCGAGTCCTACCGCGTGCTCGCGCAGCTCCAGGCCTCGGAGCTCGGCGGCGCGACGATCGGCGCCAGGCGCGACGCGAACGACCGCGCGGCCACCGCGCTCGCGCGCGAGCTGGCGCTCGCCGGCGCGGGCCTCGCCGCGGCCGCGACCGTGTTCGAGACGGGCGCCGACGCGCGCGCCGCGCGCGACCGCCTGCTCGAGGCGCTCGACGCCGCGCTCGAGGGCGCCTCCGACGACTCCTACCGCGCGCTGGTCCTCCTGCGCGCCGCGCTCGTCGCGGCCATGCCGCCCGAGGGCGAGGACGCGCCCGAGCTGGTCCAGCTCGAGGTCGCGGGCGACACGACCACGCTCCACCTCGCCTATGCGGCCTTCGACGACTCCGGGCGCGACGACGAGATCCGCCTGCGCAACCGCCTGCACAACCCCGCCCGCGTCGGCGCCGGCGTCGTCCTCGAGGTCCTCTCGCGATGACCCCCGACCCGGCCCTGCGCCTGCGCGCGGCCTCGGACCCGAGCGGCGCGCCGCAGGACGAGCTCGTCCTCGAGGTCGAGGGCCGGCCCTTCGCGGCCTGGACCTCCTTCCGGCTCAAGCGCGAGCTCGGCGCGTGCTCGGGGAGCTTCGAGATAGAGGGCACGATCGAGCACCCCTTCCCGATCCGCGCCGGAGCGCGCGTGCGCGTCCTGCTCGGCGGCCTGCTCGCCGCGACGGGCAACGTCGACGCGATCCGCTGCCGGCTCTCCGGATCCGAGCACGCCGTCGAGGTCGGCGGGCGCGACCTGACCGCGGACCTGCACGACTGCTCGATCCACGAGGACCTCGGCGAGCTCTCCGACGTCTACCTCACGGACGTCGCGCACCTCGCGGCGAGCCCGTACGACGTCGAGCTGCACGTGCTCGGCAGCGGCGACCCCTTCCCGAAGTGGAGGTTCAACACCGGCGAGACCGCCTGGGCCGCGATCGAGCGGGCCTGCAGGCTGCGCGGGAGGCTCGCCTACGCCGACGAGGAGGGCGCCCTGGTCATCGAGGCCCCGGCGCGCCGGCGCGCGGAGGGCGCGATCGTGGAGGGCCTGGCGGACCTGGACCTGCGCTGGGAGGACGGCGACCGATTCCAGACCTACCTCGTCCGCGGGCAGGGCCGCGGCTCCGACTCCGCGTGGGGCTCGGCCGTCGCGGCCGTCGAGGGCTCCGCGCGCGACTTCGGCGTGCGCCGGCCGCGCGTGCTCGTCGTCGTCGCCGAGACCTCGATCTCGCCCGAGGACGCGGAGGCGCGCGCGCTCTGGGAGCGCGCCGTCCGCTCCGCCCGCTCCGCCTTCATCGAGGCCGGCGTGCAGGGCTGGCGGCAGACGCCCGGCGGGCGGCTCTGGCGGCTGAACGAGCTGGTCTACGTCGACGTGCCCCGCTGGGGCTTCCGCGACGTCCTCCTCGTGGACGGCCTCGAGTTCTCGCGATCCGAGGAGGGCACGCGCACGACGCTGCGGCTCGCGCGCAAGACCGCCTACGACCCCGAGCCCGCGCCCTCGGCCGACCCCTTCGAGGACTGGGCCGGCGAGCCCGCGAGCGACGCGCTGCCCGACGAGGGCGAGGGCGGCTGATGCACCCCGCGGAGTGGATGCGGCGGCTGCTCGAGCCCGTGGCGGCGCGCGTGCGCGCGCTCGCGAGCCGCGGCGTCGTGGCGCTCTCGGACGACTCGCGGCGCGCGCAGGAGCTGCAGATCACGGCGCTCGCCGGCGAGACGCTCCAGGCCGAGCGCTTCGGCGAGTTCGGCTTCGTGAGCCGGCCGCCCGCCGGCGCCGAGGTCCTCGTCGTCTGCATAGGCGGCGACCGCGGCCACGCGATCGTGGTCGCGACCGAGGACCGCGCGAGCCGCCCGCAGGGCCTCGCGGTCGGCGAGGCCGGGCTCTACGCGGCGAGCGGCGGGTCGGTCGTCGCGCGCCTGACGATCCGCGCGAGCGGGGTCGTCGAGGTCGAGGCCTCCGAGCTGCGGATCCTCGGCAGCGGCTCGCTCGCCGCGGGCGGGGACGTCTCCGACGCGGTCGGCTCGCTGGCGCAGCTCCGCGACGCCTACAACTCGCACACGCACGCCGTGACCACGGCGCCCGGCACGACGTCGACGCCGACGCCGACGGTCCCGTAGGCTCTCGGCATGGACGCGCTGCTCGAGATCGGCGAGGACGGTCCGGACCTGGTCCTCGAGGCCGGCGACCTGGCGGTCGATGAAGGGCTCTGGACCGCCGTCGCGCTCTCGCTGTTCTGCGACGCGCGGGCGCGCGCGGACGACGAGCTGCCCGAGGCCGGGGCGGACCCGCGCGGCTGGCCGCTCGAGGCCGTGGGCGACCGCTGGGGCTCGCGGCTCTGGCTGCTCGAGCGCGCCAAGGCGACGGCGGACTCGGCCGCGCTCGCGCGCGGGGCCGCGCTCGACGCGCTCGCCTGGCTCGCGGAGGACGACGTCGCCGAGTCCGTCGACGTCGAGGCCGAGCTCTCGGGCTCGGGCCTGGGCCTGGTCGTGACGATCGCGCGCGGGGCGGCCCGGCGCTGGTCGGAGCTCTGGGCCGGCCTCGAGCGCGGGGAGACGAGCCGGGGGCTCGCCGGCGCGAGCCTGCGGCTGCTCGTCCGCTGAGCGGAAATCGGATTTACGTATTGACCGCGCCCGGGCGGGATGGGAGGCTCTCCCTGCCGGCGCGAGGAGCGACGGCCCGCGCGGCCCGGGCGGCCGCTGCGACCGAGACCGAGGAGGCCTCAAGATGCCCGCACCGTACCGACTGCCCGAGGAGTACCTGCTCCACCGCTCCGACTTCACGCACGCGCGCTGCGCGCCGTGCTCGCTCCTGGTCGCCTGGCGCGCGGGCCCCGGCACGCGGCTCAAGGACGGGCCGCTCTGCCCGAGCTGCGGCGGACGCCTGGCGCGCACGTGCGCGGCCCTGCTGTCGGGCCGCCACTCGACGGTGGTCGAGGTCCCGCGCTTCCGCGCGCCGGACACGCGGCTATACCCGATCGACACCGGCAACGGCGAGCCCGAGATCCTGCGGCGCTCCGACGGCGTCGCGTGCTGGAGCGACGGCTCCGCGATCCTCGAGAGCGAGCTCGCGGAGCTCTCGCCGGACGACGCCGAGCTCGTGCGAGCGGTCGTCGCGCGCAACGGCCTGCGCTTCGCCGGAGAGGAGCGCCCGCGGTGAAAGATGCTCTCGCAGCACTGATCGCCGCCGCGGCCTTCGAGGCCGCGCGCGAGCTCGAGCAGCGCGGAGAGCTGCGCATCCCGGGGCGACTCCGCTGCAGCGTCAAGCTCGACGGCAGCGCGATCGTCTGGGCCGGGCGGGACGTCGAGGACGCGCGGCTCGCGGGCCTGCGCGCGATCCCGGCGATCCCGCTCCTGCCGGAGCTGGAGCCGGCGGGCGCGGGGCCGATGTTCGCCGCGCTCGGCGCGATCGAGGCGCTCGTCGGCCTGCGATCGACGCTCGAGGAGCCGACCGAGTTCCGGGACGACTGCTCGCTGCCGCAGGGCGGCCCGTTCCGCGAGGTCCCGCGGTGAGCGCCGCCGAATGGAGCGGCCACGCGGGCGACCTGATCGAGCGGCTGCGCCGGCGCCACGCCGGCGACGCCTGGGCCTTCTTCGCCGAGGTCCCCGACGGCACGGGCTGGGCGAAGTCCCGGACGCTCGACGCGATCGCGATGAGCCTCTGGGCCTCGCGGGGCCTCGAGCTCCACGGCTTCGAGGTCAAGGTCCAGCGCTCCGACTGGCTGCGCGAGCTGCGCAGCGCCGCCAAGTCCGACGACTTCGTCGCGTACTGCGACCGCTTCTGGCTCGTCGCGCCGCGCTCGATCGTCCAGGACGGCGAGCTCCCGCCGACCTGGGGCCTGATCGTGCCCCGCGGGGCGGGCCTCGCCGTCGAGGTAGCGGCGCCCAAGCTCGAGGCCGCCGCGGTCGACCGAGCCTTCCTGGCCTCGCTCTGCCGGCAGGTGCACCGCCGGCACCCGCAGGTCGAGGCGATCGCGGCCGCGCGCCGCGAGGGCCGCGACGAGGGCTACAAGGCTGGCGTCGAGCGCGGCAAGCGCGAGGCCTCCCAGAGCGAGCGCGCGCTCGCCGAGCTGCAGCGCGGGCTCGAGCTGTTCGAGCAGGCCTCCGGCGTCAGGGTCCGCGGGACCTGGGAGGCCGGGCGGATCGGCGAGGCCGTGCGGACCGTGCTCTCCCTGGCAGGGAGCGGCGGCGCCGCAGGCCTCGTCGAGCGCGTGCGCGAGGAGCTCCGCTCGGCGCTGCGCCGGCTCGAGGGCGTCGACCCCGTCGTCGACCTGCCGGAGCAGCCGCTGTGAGCGCCACCGGCATCCTGTTCGAGTTCTCTCGGCCGGACCGCGCGGGCACGTACGTGGGCGTCCTGCGCCGCGTCGTCCGCGGCCGCCGCGGCGTGCGGCACGTCGTCGTCCAGCTCGCCGGGGGCGATCCCTTCGCGAGCAGCCGCAGCGCCAGCTACCGCGGCGAGCGCGTGCGCCTGGCGGGCCGCGAGCTCGAGCTCGCGTGCGCCTTCGTCCGCGGCCGCCTCGTACCACTGCTGGAGTTCCTCGCGTGAAGTCCGCCCTCGCCATCGCGCTCCTAGTCCTCGCCGCCTACGCGATCTGCGGAGCCTTCAAGCTCCTATTCTGGCCGGGCGAGCGGTCCGACTCCGACGCGCGAGCGCTCGTCCTGGTCATCCTCTCGATAGGCGCCACGATCGCCGCGCTCTGGGTCGCGATGCTGCTGGTCCATGCCGGGGAGGGGCTCTGATGTCCGCCCGCGAGACCCTCGCGCCGATGCTCCCTTTCCCCGTCGACGCGACGCGCGAGCGGCTCTGGGAGGAGTTCCACGCGGCGAATCCGGCCGTCTGGGAGCTGTTCGAGCGCTACGCGATCGAGGCCGCCGCCAAGGCCGGGCGCGCGCACAGGATCGGCGCGCGCATGGTCTGGGAGAGGATCCGCTGGCACGTCTGGATCGAGACCCGCGACCCGGCCGGGCAGGCCTGGCGCCTGAACGACCACTACGTCCCCTACTACGCCCGGCACTTCCTGGCGGCGCACCCGGAGCTCGGCCAGGTGTTCGAGCTGCGCGCGATCGGGGGCGGCCGATGAGCGCCCGCGACGTCGAGGGGCTCGCGCACCGCGCCGCGGTCTCGGCCGAGGAGCGCGAGATCGAGGAGCTGGCGCTCGGCCTGGCGCGGGAGGAGGCGCTGCGCGCGCTCGGGCTCAAGCTCGCGCCGGCCGTGCGCTGGATCCGGGACCGCAGCGCGGCGCTGCTGGTCCTGACGACGGGCCCGCTCGGGGCAGGGCTCGACGACGCCGGGATCTGGCGCCGTCTGAGCTCACCCGGCGGCGAGGAGTTTGCCGACCTGGCCGAGAGCCGCGTCGACCTCGACGCGCTCGTCGCCGAGATCCTGGGGCGCCTCGAGGCGCACCGCTCGGGCGACCTCAAGGCCGCGGAGCGCCTGCGCCGGATGCGGTGCGACTTCGAGGCGCTCGCCCGGATGCTCGAGGGCGCCTAGGCTGCCTCCGTGTTCACCGGATCCGCGACGTACCAGGTCGAGCTCGCCTGCGGCTGCTGCTGGGAGGCGCGCTTCGCGTCCGCCCGGATCTGCGCCGCATCCGAGCAGCGGGCGCGCGAGCTGCTGCTCGAGGCCGGACCCGTCCAGGCCGGCGCGCAGGCCTTCCGCGACGCCGAGGCGCGCGGGGCGCGGCTGCGCGTCGTCGTCGAGATCCGCGGGACGGCCGAGCCCGACCTGCCCTACGAGTCGATCGAGGTCGCGCCCTAGGCCGGCCGCGGCGCGCGCGCTACGCTCGCGCGCGTGCCCTTCGACCGCCCGACGCTGACGGAGCTGCAGGCGCAGGCCGAGACCGACGTAGCCTCGCACCTGGGCCTGGGCTCGCTCCTGCGCCGCGGGATGCTGCGCGTGATAGCGCGCGCCGCGGCGGGCCTCGCGCACCTCCTGCACGGGCACGTCGACTGGGCCGCGCGGCAGCTCTTTCCGGACACCGCGGACGGCGACGAGCTCGGGCGCTGGGCCGATATCTTCGGCGTCCCGCGCCTGCCCGCGGAGCGCGCGGACGGAACGGTCCGCTTCACGGGCACCGACGGGACCGCGATCGCCGCGGGCGCGACGCTGCGGCGCTCGGACGCGGCGGAGTTCCGCACGACCGACTCGGGCTCGATCTCCGGCGGCGTGCTCGACCTGCCCGCGGAGGCCTCGCTGCCGGGGCTCGACGGCGACACGAGCTCCGGCGCCGGAGCGCTGACGCTCTCGCCGGCGGTCGCGGGCGCCTCGAGCTCCGCCGAGGTCCTCGCGCCCGGCCTCGAGGGCGGCTCCGACCGCGAGGACGACGAGAGCCTGCGCGCGCGCCTGCTCGTCGCGATGCGCGCCGGCCGGCGCGGCGGGAGCGCGGGCGACTACGAGGCCTGGGTCCTCTCGTTCGCGTACGTCTCGCAGGCCTTCGTCGAGCGCATCGCCGACGGGCCCGGGACGGTCTGGATCACCTTCCTGGTCTCGAGCGGCTCGACGGCCCCGATCCCCGACGCGGCGCAGGTCGCGGAGGTCCAGGCCTACGTCGACGAGCGCCGGCCGATCACGGCCGACGTGCTCGTCTACGCGCCCGGCGTGCTCGAGGTCGACGTCACGCTCTCGATCGCGCCCGACACGCTGGCGGTCCGCGCCGCGATCGAGGCCTCGCTCCAGGACCTGCTCGCGCGCGAGGGCTCGCCCGGCGCGACCGTGTACCTCTCGCACTTCCAGGAGGCGATCTCGCAGGCCGCCGGCGAGGTCGACCACGCGCTCGCCGCGCCCGCGGCGGACGTCGCGGTCCCGATCGGCTCCGTCGCCGCGCTCGGCGCGCTCGTGTTCACGTGAGCCGCGCCGAGGAGCTCGGCGAGGTCCTGGTCCGGCTGCAGCCCCCGGGCACCGCGGCCCCGGGACGGCCCGGGTCCGTCGCGCGCGCGCTCTACGAGGGCCTCGCGGAGGGCTTCGGGCGCGTCGAGGAGCTCGCGGCGCTGCTCGTGCGGGAGTCGGATCCGCGCTCGTCCGCGGCGCTCCTGGGCGAGTGGGAGCGCTTCCTGGGCCTGCCCTCGCCGTGCACGGCCGGAGACGCGCAGACGATCCCCGAGCGCCGCGCGGCGGTCCTGCGCCGCCTCACGGCCGCCGCCGGCTCGACGCCGGCGGACATCGAGGCGCTCGCGGCCCTGCTCGGGGCTCCCGGAACCGTCACGGAGTACCGGGCGTTCGTCGCCGGCTCGGAGGCCGGGGGCGCGCTCTCGAACGGGCCCTGGCCGCACACCTTCACTCTGCACGCGCCCGTCGCGACGGGGATCTTCTTCCAGGCCGGGCTCGCCGGCGCCGGCGACGCGCTCTGGGCGCCGACCGCCGCCTCGCTCGAGTGCGCGATCCTGGAGGCCTCGCCGGCGCACGTATTCGGCCAGGTCGAGTACGACCTGACCGCCCCGACCGACTACCAGCCCTGGGACCCGGCGACCTGCCGGCCCATCGCGCCGAGCGCCGCCCCGTCGGCCGCGGCGCTGACCCTGCAGGAGACCTGACAATGCACAGGATCGACGGCCCCGGCGCGACCGCCGGCGAGCAGTTCACCGAGGGCGACCCGCAGCAGGGGATCGCCCCTACCGTCGTGACCGACGACTGGCTCAACGACGTGCAGGAGAACCTCGCGCGCGCGATCGAGGCCTCCGGGATCGCGCTCGCGAAGGGCGACCCTACGCAGCTCGCGCGGGCGATCGCGCTCGCGTCGGGATCGCGGCGCAACGTGCTCGTCAACGGCGACTTCCTGATCTGGCAGCGCGGGAGCCAATTTCTCTCCCTGTCCGGAACCGCGCTCTATACCGCGGACCGCTGGATCCGGCAGCCCCCGGCCGGCAACTCCAACTCCTTCGAGATCATCCGGGCGGCCTTCTCTCCCGGCCAGGTCGAGGTCGCGGGTGACCCGATCTACTACCTCCGCTGGAACCAGCCCTCGGGCCTCAATGGCAGCGGCGAGGGACGGATCTCGCAGCGCGCCGAGAACGTCTGGACGCTCAACGGGCGCGTCGTGACGCTGAGCTGGAGCGCGCGCGCCGCGTCGGGGACCGCGTCGATGACTCCGAGGCTCCAGCAGAACTTCGGGAGCGGCGGATCGACCACGGTCCAGTACGACGGCGCCGCCGCGAGCCTGACGAGCGCCTGGGCGAGGTTCTCCCAGACCTTCACGCTCGCGAGCACCGCCGGCGCGACGATCGGAGCCTCGAGCTTCCTCGCCGCGATCCTCGAGGCGCCGGCGAGCTTCAATGGCGAGGTCCACGTCGCGGACGTGCAGCTCGAGGCCGGCAGCGGCGCGACCACGTTCGAGCGGATCGACCCGACGACGCAGCGGCAGCTCTGCGAGCGCTACTACGAAAAGAGCTACCCGCTCGACACGGCGGCCTCCGCCGGGTCCGGATTCGGAGGGGCCGCCGTGGTCTGGGCCGTCGACGGACCGGGCGGGATCCTCTACTCGATCCGCCAGCGCTTCCGCGTCCCCAAGCGCGTCGCTCCCGCAGTGACGTGGTACTCCGTCGCGGCGCCGAACGTGGTCGACGAGGTCACGCGCATAGATCCGACGACCGGCGTGCAGACCGCGGTCTCCGTGAGCTTCGGAGGGACGACGTCGGAGACGCAGACCGGGCACATCACCGTCTCGAGCTTCCTCGAGGGCTACCTCGCGGCCAACTGGACCGCGGACGCCGAGCTCTAGCGGCGCGGCCCGCGAGCCCGTAGCCTCGCCGCATGAGCTTCGTCTACCCCGCCGCCCGGGCCGCGGCCTGGACCGGCGCGCTCGACCTCGAGACCGCGGCGCTTAAGGCGCTGCTGCTCGGCGCGTCGACCACGGCCGCGGCCGACACGGACGCGGCCGTGCTCTCGGACTTCGCGGCGCTCGCGGAGTCCGACGCGGCGGGCTACTCGCGCCAGGCGCTCTCGGGCGTCACCGTGACCTCCGACGCCGACGGCGCCGCGATGGGCGCGGACGACCTCGACTTCGGCGTGCTCGCCGGAGCCTCGGAGGCCGTAGTCGCGATCCTGGTGATCGCGGACAACGGCGGGCCCGGATCGGACCTGCCGGTCGCGTACCTGAACGAGGTCGAGGCCGCCTCGATCGCCTTCCCCTACGTCCCGATCGGCCGGCAGCTCGAGGCGCTGTTCCCGGGCGGGAAGGTCCTGGACCTTTGAGCGCGCGCCCGCCCGCGCCGGAGAGGGCCTAGGGATATGGCGTTTCCGCAACCGCCGGCGGAGAGGGCTGCGGAATCTGCCCCGGGGAGTCGAGCCGCGATGCGGGACAAGCGAGGGATCGGTACGGGAACCACGATGAGCGTCGGCATCGTCGCCGGGCTCGTCGGCGCGCTGCTCCAGTTCGCCGCCTTCGCGTTCTGGTTCGGGCGCTCGAGCGAGGTCCAGAAGTCCGAGATCCTCGACGCCGTCGCGAGCCGCTACGTCACCAAGGAGGTCTCCGAGACCCGCTGGCAGGCGAACGCGCAGATGCTCTCGGCCGAGCTGGGCACGATCAAGCGCGACCTCGCCGAGGTCCGCGACGCGGCGCGGGAGATACCCAAGATACTGGGGAAGCTCGATGCGATCTCGCGCCGCTAGCGCGCGCGGGTCGCTGCAGGGCGCGCCCTGGGGGCCGATCGCGGCGCTGCTCCTGGGCGCGATCCTGGTCCTGCAGGGCCTGACGGTCCGCCGCGCGCTCGACCGCGTCGCCGAGCCGCTGGCCCTGATCGGGGGCGCGGTCTCCGCGCAGCGCACGCGCACGACGTACCCCGCGAGCTCCGGGCTCGTGACCCTGGAGACCCCGCGCGCCGCGCAGGGCGAGAGCGTGCGGGAGTGGCTCGAGCGCCACTGCGCCACCGTGCTCGAGGCGCAGAAGGTCCCGAGCCTCATGCCGCGCGACGCGGCGGCCGAGCCCGAGCCCGACCACTGACCCGAGCCCTTGTGCGCGCCACGGGCCGCGCGCTAGGCTCGCGCTCGAGCGAATGGGCGCGATCACCACCACCACGAGCGGGCTGCGCTGCGGCGACCGCGAGCTCGATCCGGTCACGACGACCAGCCGGCCCGGGACGCCGATCCGCGAGCACCTCGACGCGCACATCGCGGCCGTCTGCGCCGCGCTCGAGGCCGCCGGCTGCTCCTGCGATGAGGCGAGGCGTTGAAGCCCGGCCTGCTGACGACGGAGTTCCTCGGCCCGCACGCGATCGCGGCGGCCCTCCTCGCCCTCGCCTGGGCGCCCGCCGAGCCCGTGCTCGTGCGCGCCTGCGCCGCGCTCGGGGCCGCGCTCGCCGTCGTCGCCTACCCCGCCGCGCGCTCCGCCTTCAAGGCCGCCCCCGCGCGCACGCAGATCGCGCTCGACCGCTACATCGAGCACCCCGCCGGCGCGCCGCCGGCCGCAGACCCGCCGGCCGAGCCGGCGCCCCGACCGAAGCCCCGGAGGACCTGAGCTTGGCCAACTTCATCTACAACGAGTTCAAGCGCGCGCTCGCGGCCGGCGAGGTCGACTGGGACTCGTCGGACGTCCGCGTCCTGCTCGCGATGACCAACACGACGGCCAATACGGAGGACGACGCGAACACCATCGCGGGCTTCACGACCCTCGACGAGTTCGACGGCTCGGGCTACTCGACCGGCGGCGTCGCGCTGACGGGCGAGGCGCTCTCGGAGAATTCCGGGCAGAACCGCGCGGAGGCCGACGCGAACGACGCGGCCTTCGGACCGCTCGGCGCGGGCACGCGCCAGGTCCAGGGCGCGATCGTCTACGTCTACCTGGGCAGCCTCGGCGCCTCGCTGCCGGCGGCCTGGATCGACTCGGGCGGCTTCCCGTTCACCGCGAACGGCGCCAACGTCACGATCCAGTGGAACGCCGGCGGGATCATCCAGATCGCCTAGCGCGGCGGGCCGCGCCGCGCCGTGGCAGCTCCTAGCTGGAACCAGAACGGGCCGACCGGCGGCTCCTTCCTCGCGAGCGCGAGCGTGCCGACGCCGCACGCGGCGTCCGGGATCGCCGCCGGCGACATCGCGATACTGCAGATCACCTGCTCGGCGACCGCCTCGGGGCAGTCCGTCTCGAGCTGGGCCTCGGGCTTCACGCCGATCGCCGGCGCGGAGCAGACGACCGACCACCACTCCTTCACGGCCTGGCGGCGCTGCGACGGGAGCGAGAACGGCGGCACGGCGACGACGACGCTCTCGATCTCCGACGACGGCAGCTCGCGGATCGTCTACTACCGCGACGCGATCGGCGTCGGCACGCCGTACGAGGGCCTCAACTCGGGCAAGGGCACGAGCACGACCGTCACGTCGCCGTCGATCACGACGGCCGGCTCGGACCGGCTCTGCGTGCACCTGGTCGCGTACCGGCGCAACTCCGCGACCTCGCCGCCGGCGACCTGGACGGAGGACATCGACGCCGGCGCGAACACGGCGCGCGTCGTCTCCGAGCACAAGACCCGCGCGAGCGCCGGCACGGAGGCGTCGACCTCGCGCTCGATCACGAGCGCGGACTGGATCTGCGACAGCCTCGCCCTGCTCCCCGTCCCGACGCCGATCGTCGAGACGCCGACGGCGGCCGCGGTCGCGCTCTCCGCGCCGGCGCCCGCGCTCGCCCTGGCGCTCGCGCTCGCGCCGTCCGCCGCGGCCGCGACCTGCTCGGCGCCGGCTCCCGCGCTCGCGCTCTCGATCGACCTCGCGCCGAGCGCCGCGGCGGCCGTCGCGTCCGCGCCCGCTCCCCAGCTCGACTTCGGGACCGTGCTCGCGCCCTCCGCGGCCTCGGCCTCGCTCTCCGCGCCCGCGGCGGTCCTAGCGCTCGCCCTGGCGCTCGCGCCCGCGGCCGCGGCGGCCTCGATCTCGGCGCCCGCGCCCGCCCTCGCGCTCGAGGTCCTGCTCCAGCCATTCGCGGCCGCGCTCGCGCTGGCGCTGCCCGACTGCGAGCTCGACCTCTCCGTGACCGATGCGCCGCCGACTTCCTACCCGGCGCTGCCCGCGACGACCTTCGTCGTCGAGCTGCAGCCGGGCTACAACGGCGGCACCGTCCCGAACCGCTACCGCATCCGGAACATGGCAACGGGCGGCTTCTTCACGACGGACACGCGCTACGGCGGGCCGCTCGACGACAAGGCCCTGGCCGATGCGATCCGCCGCTCGGGCCCCGGGAACCGCATCGACATCGCCCCGGGCTGCGACCTCGACTTCGTCTCGATCGGGGACACCGACACGGGCAAGACCTACTGCGCCTACTGGGGCCCGCACACCGGCCCGTTCGCGCGGATCCACGATCTGTATATCGTCGGCGTCGACCCGCTCGCGCGCGCCCGCATCCGGCGCTTCGGCGCGAGCCGCTTCGTGCGCGACAACATGGCCGTCACGCACGACCAGGGCCCGCTCGACGCGCTGCGCTTCTACCGCTGCGACTTCCACAATCCCGGCGGGACGACCTACTGCTGGTCGACGCCGCTCGGGGACCAGGAGGTCAACGGCCTTTTCGGCTTCTACGACTGCGAGTGCTCGGGCGCCAAGAACTACGGGAGCCTGTACGACACCAAGACCTGCATCCGCGCGGGCTACGCGCGCTGGGAGATCCTCGAGCTGATCGGCGGCGAGTGCGAGGAGCACGTGATCTACGTCGACGCGCCCCAGGGCGGCTTCTGGGCGCGCGGCGTGCGCAACGTGACGTACGCGGCCGCTCCGGCCGTCCCGCGCACCGGCCGCACGTGCATCCAGCTCGTGCAGCGGGCGATCGCGGACGGCGGCCCGATCTACGGCGGGCCGCCCGGCTTCGGAAACTCGAGGATGGAGGACTGCACCGCGGACGGCTGCTGCGAGAACGGCGCCAGCGCCTTCACGGTCGCCGGCTTCCTCGGAACGGTCGACTTCATCCGCCTCCGCTCGATCAACTCGCACGGCGGCGGGATCGTCGTCTGGGGCGACTGGGGCAAGGGGCTCCACACGACGCTCGGCGAGTTCGACTCCGCGCCCTGGCCGCTCTCGCGGACGGCCTTCCACACGGGCGCCGTCGCCATCGAGGACTTCTATTTCCGCGCGGCGTCGCCCTGGACGCAGCCGCGCGACGTCATCGCGCTCGCCGGCGCGTCCTCCGTCGTGCTGCGCGGGCACGACGTCGACGGCTCGCGCGCCGCGATCGGCTGCTTCTCTTTCGCTCCCGGCGGCGGCATGAACTCGGGCCCGCTCGACTGCGGCACGCTCGAATTCGACGTGGCCGTCTACGGCGCGACCCCGCACACTTGGCCGGGCTTCGGCGCGACCGGCGGGAAGGTCCGCTACGGCTACACCGCGAACCCGGCGCAGACGGGGAGCGGGAACGGGCTGCTCACGAACGCCCAGATCGACGCGCTCGCCGGCCCCAACGCGGCCTACCCGCCCTGGTCGCAGGCGCTCGCCGGGATCGTCGTCTCGGACGCGCCCGCCGTCGCGCTGCTCGAGGCGCCCGCCGCGACGGTCGGCTCGAGCGCCGTAATCCTGCTGCAGCCCTCGGCGGCGGCGGCGGCGACCTCCGCGCCGGCGCCGGCCCTCGCGCTCGCGCTGGCGCTCTCCCCCGAGCGCGCGGCCGCGACGGCGAAGGCCCCCAAGGTCGTCGCCGCGGTCGGGACCCCGATCGTGCTCTCGCCCGCCTCGGCGGCGGCCTCGGCCGCGGCCCCGGATCCGGCGCTCGCGCTGGCGATGCTGCCGGCCGCCGGCAAGGCGCGGGCGAAGCTCGTCGACCCCGCGCTCGTGCTCGGGCAGATCCTCTCGCCCTCGGCGGCAGCGGCCTCGCCCTCCGCGCCGGCGGCGGGCGTGTCCCTGGCGCTCGACCTGGCGCCCGCCGCCGCGTCCGCGGCCGCCTCCGCGCCCGCGGCCGCGCTGGCGCTGCGGCTCGATCCTGGGGCCGCGCAGGCGGTCCTCGCGGCTCCCGACCCGCTCGTGACGTCGAACGTCGTGCTCCAGCCCTCGGCGGCGCAGGCCTCCGCGCAGGCTCCGGCGGCCGCGCTGGCGCTCGACCTGGCGCTGCAGCCCGCGGCCGCCGCGGTCTCGACCTCCGCCCCCATCGCCGCGGCCGGATCCTTCCTCGACCTCTCGCCCGCTGCTGCGCAGGTCTCGGCCTCCGCGCCGGCGCCCGCCCTCGCGCTCGCGCTCGCGCTCTCGCCCGGCGCGGCGGCCGCGGCCGCGCAGGCGCCGGCGGCCGCGCTCGTCCTCGAGATCGCGCTCTCGCCCGGGCCCGCGGCGCTCTCGGCGTCCGCCGCGGCGCCCGCGCTCGACCTCTCCTGGCTGCTCGCGCCGGCGGCCGCGCAGGCGCACGCCGCCGCGCCGCAGGTCGCCGTGCTCGGCGTCGAGCCGCCCGAGTTCCTGCTCCAGCTCCCGCTCGTCGTAGCGGGCTCGCTCGCGCTCCCCGCCGTGGTCCTCGACGCGCTCGCGCTCGAGCTGCCGATGCGCGATCCGCTGCGGCTGGCGCTCGGGATGAGCGACGGGTAGCCTCGCCGCGTGCTGCTCGAGGTCCAGGTCGGCTCCGCGGTCGAGGTCCTGTGCGAGTTCTCGCGCTCCGACGGCTCGCCCTTCGACGTCTCGGCGGCGACCGAGCTCGTCGCGCGCTTCGACTCCCCCGTCGGCAGCGCGGCGCCCTTCGAGCGCGCGCTCACGCCGGTCGTCGGCCAGGCCGCCCAGGCGAGCTACCTGAGCTCGGGCGCGGACTTCGACGCCGCCGGCGAGTGGCTCGTCCAGGGCCGCGCCGTCGTCTCGGGCAAGACCTACTGGAGCTCGATCGTCGAGGTCCAGGCGCGCCGCAACATCTAGCGGGATCCGGGCGGCGCCGGCTGCTCGCGCAGCTCGTCGCGCTCCGGCTCGGAGATCCCGAGCGCGCCCTCGCGCAGGCCGCGCGCCGCGGCCGCCACCATGCGCGGCAGGAGCGGATCGAGCTGCCACGGCTCGAGCTCCTGCTGCACGAGCAGCCCGAGCAGCTCCCACTCGGGCTCGAGCAGGCCCGCGGCGAGCAGCGCCCCGGGCACGTCCTGTCCGGCCGCGGCCTCGACGATGGACGCCGCGCGCGCCAGGTCGGCCGCGTCCGCGGCGCCCTCCGCGACGATGCGCGCGCCGGCGGCCTTCGAGACCAGGTAGACGACGCGCTCGCGCGCGGCGAACTGCTCGGGCGAGAGGTCCTCGAGCGCGACGGCGCGGCAGGCGGAGAGCGCGAGGAGCGAGCAGGCGACGGCGAGCAGGGCGAGGGTCTGCTGGATCATGGTCTTACCTCCGCGCGGAGCGTACCCGCTGCGCGCTTGCGCCGCGACCGCGGCCGCGCCATGCTCGCGCCCGTGTTCCGCATCGACACCCCCGGATCGGTCGGCGGCCGCTTCCAGGACGGGCAGCCCTACGCGGCGACCCCGCAGAGCGGGACGATCGTCTCGGCGGACTGGCTCAACTCGATCTCCGACGAGCTGATCGGCGTGCTCGCCGCGGCCGGCATCCCGCCCGACAAGGCCAACTCGGGGCAGCTGCTCGCGGCGCTGTACGCGCTCTACGTCCAGGGCCTCCCGCCCGCGCAGGCCGGCGTGCTCAACGCGATCGCGCGCCCCTGGCTGGAGCCCGCCCGGCACGAGGAGCTGATCTTCCGCGCGCATGGGAGCTGGACGGTAGGGGCCTCCGGCGGGAGCTGGCCGGCGGACGTCTACGAGGAGGCCGCGGGCGAGTTCTACAACTGCTGCGGGCCGCAGGCGATGACCGGCGCGACGTCGACCTCGCACGGGATCTACCCGCTCGACCCGGGGCAGCAGGACAACGGGCCCTTCATCCGGCGCGGCCGCATGGGCCCGGGCGTCGTCCTGCACCTGCGCATCACCGGGCGCCTGCTCCAGAACGACGGCAGCCCGCGGAACATCTTCCTGTGCATGGACCCGAACGGGAACGTCTACGGGAAGGCCAACTCCTGGGGCTCGGCGCGCGCGGTCGTCCTCTACGGCTCGATCGCGGCGGGCGCCGCGGCGACCGAGCGGCCCTTCATGTGGGACGTCTGGATCGTCGGCCGCGACACGAGCCGGCAGACGATCCTCTCGCGCTTCTGGGCGCCGGACATCGGCGCGAGCAGCGGGCACCGCTTCCAGTCCGGGACCGCGATCGAGCTGCACTGGGGCCGGCATGACTCCGCGAACCTCTGGAACTTCACGACGCCGCTCTCCGGCCGCGCCACGGGCACGGCGCGATTCCGCGGCGCGCTCGGGACCTTCATCCCGGCGCGCACGACGATCGCGAGCGTCGCGACCTCGCTCCTGTTCCGGACGCGCTTCCCCGGCACGATCTCGGGCTCGGCGAGCGGGACGGCGCACTTCACGGGCACGAACGGGACCGTCATCCCCGCCGGCACGCAGATCCAGGGCGTGGTCTCCGGCCTGCTCTACGCGACCAACGGGCCCGCGACGATCGCGGGCGGCGTGGCGAACGCGACGGCGACCGCGGTCGCGATGGGCGAGGCCTACAACCTCGCCGCGGGCTCGCACGCCTTCGACGTCGTCGGCTCGATCTCCGGCCTCGACGCGGCCGTCGACGCCGGCACGGAGTTCGACGGCGGCGGGATCTGGGACGCCGCGACCGCCGCGGTCGAGCGCGGCGCCGCGGGCAACGAGGCGCAGGGCGACGACGCCTTCCTGCTCTCGTCGCCGATCGCCGGCGCGCACGACGAGGTCGACTGCGAGGTCGCCTTCGCGAACGGCAGCGAGAACTACGTCGACAACAAGGGCCACACGATCCTCGGCGTCCGCTGGGCGATCTCCGGCGCGTACGACGACACCGCGCGCCTCGAGCCGCAGACGCTCGAGGCCTTCATATCCCGCAACGGCGGCGAGCTCGGGGGGCTGGCCTGATGCCGGGCGTCCCCGCCGCCTACACATGGGCCTCGGCCGACTTCGTCGACTTCTACGACGAGCGCTCCCAGTGCCTGCTTGCGATCTGGCTGCCGGCCGACTGGGAGAGCCACGAGGAGATCAGCCTGCTCCTCTCGACGTACGGGGGCGGCTGGACGTCGAGCGACCACCACTCGAAGCGCTGGAGCGACCCGACCGGCTACGCGCTGCCCGTGTCCTCGCTCGCCGACACGCTGCTCGCCGCCGGCTGGGCCGTCGGCTTCGTGCACTGGCCGTCCGGATACAGCACCACGACGGCCGGCTCCTGGCCGCAGATCTACCCGGTCGACTCCTTCCCCGAGAACCTGGCCCGGATGGCGAAGGCCGTCCAGATGGCCAAGACCTGGGGCTACCAGGGCCGCATCACCAACAGCACCGCGCACCGCACGACCTGGCGGACCGAGCGCGTCGTATGCCAGGGGATCTCGAGCGGCTCCGACAACTGGGCCTGGTCGCTGCTCCAGCTCCCCGGCGCCTTCCCGTACGAGAGCCCCGACCGGCTCGGCTACCGGCGCGACCACCCGATGGTGCCCTACTTCGACCACCGCGCCGGCGCGGCGATCCTCGTCGACGTATTCTCCGACCTGCGGCTCGCGGCGGACGCGGGGCTCTCGGCGAACCTCCTGCCGCTGTACGGCGCGAACCAGTGGCACGACGCGAGCCCCAAGCTCCAGCAGGTCTCGCCGGACGTGCGCCGCGCCTCGAGCTTCCTCCCGTACGTCGAGGCCGACCTGTACCCCAACCGGGGCCTGCCGCTGTTCATCGTCAACGGCGGGAGCGCCGCGGACGGGATCATGCTCGGCAGCGCGGCGACGACCAAGGCGCAGTTCCTCGCCGCCGCGGCCGCGCGCGTCTCGATCCCGACCTGCCTCGACCCGCACGAGCCGGGCACGGCCCTGCTCGTCGAGGAGGCGCTCAAGGCGCAGCTCGGGCTCGCGGGATACCGCGACTCGCTGCACCGGATCTACTGGGGCAACCCGACCAACAACCCCGACGGCCGCCCCGCGACCCCGATCCTCGCGACCTCGGGCCAGCTCATGCTCGACTGGATCGACGACGACCTGCAGATCCCCGCCTATACCTGACCGGAGGACCCCCGTGTCGAAGCTCCTCGTCCGCCGCCCCTGCGGCATCGTCCGCGCGTCCGTCCCCGTCCCCTACTTCCCGCCGGGCGAACCGCCCGAGCTCTCGGCGCGCTCGCCCTCGGGGGCGACGCTCGCCGCCCAGGTCGACCTCGTCTATGCGCCCAGCCGGCGCGGCGCCCCGGGCGTCGTCGAGGTCTCCTTCGCGGACCCCGCGCCGCCCTCGATGCCGGCGGTCTACGAGGTCGTCGCCGGCATCGAGGCCGCGGGCCTCGCGCAGCCCGGCGACGCCGCGGCCGAGGCCTTCCGCGCCGGCGTGCCGCTCGACCGCGGCCAGGGCCCGGAGCTCGCCGACTGGGTCTGCGACCGCCGGGATGGCGCGCTGCAGCACGAGCGCTGGTTCGCCCTGCCGTGGTGCCGCGGAGCCGCGACCTTCTACGACCGCCGCGACGTCGTGCGCGTCGACCTCGCCGTGCACGCCGCGGCGGCCGGCTCGCCGCACCTGTTCCTCGAGCGCTTCCGGCTCGCGCTGCCCTCGGGCTGGCGCGCGGCCTCGGCCTGGCCGGAGCCGCTCGGCGATGAGGCCGCCGGCAGCGGCCTCGAGCCGCTCTCGCCGCGCGCCCCGAGCGCCGCCGCCTGGGTCGTCGTCCAGCGCCAGGCGCGGCTGTTCCGCCTGGTCTGCTACGCGGACCCCGCCGACCGCGCCCTCGCCGAGGCGCTCGCGCGCTCCGAGGATTTTGGCGCCTCGGACCAGTGGGCCGAGCTGCCCGCCTGGCTCCCGAGCGGCCTGCCGCTGCCGCGCCTCGACGCGCGCACGGCCGGGCTCGCCGCGACGCTCGAGGCGCTCGCCGCCGGCGAGTGGACCGGGATCTCCACGGCCCTGCGGGACGGCACGAGCTTCGGCACGAACGCGACCGTGGGCCTGCCGGCGCGCATCGGGCACTTCGTTCCCTGGGGCGTCGCCTACGGCGGCACGACGGGCGGCGCGGACCGCGAGGTCGTCGCGCAGAAGGCGCTCGCGGCCGTGATGTCCGGCGCGCCCGAGGCGATCTCCGCGATCCAGGCCGAGGCCGCGATGGTCCTCTTTCGGCACCCCTGCCTCCTGCTCGAGGGCGACGGGACGCCGGTCGCGCTCGAGCGCTGGCTCGACGCGACGGGCCACCCGCTGGGCTCCTGGCGCCTGTCCGCGATCGGCGGGGAGTTCGAGCCCGGCCGCGACGGCGCCTTCGGCTTCGCCGCGGCCTCGCTGGAGCGACCCGCGTCGGGCGCCTGGGTCGAGCAGGAGGTCCAGGCCTTCGGGCTGGGGCCCGGGCAGTACCAGCGCATCGACGACCAGCACCTGATCCGGGTCTGGTCGCCGCTCGTGGCGCTCGCGCTGCTGCGCAACGACGCGCTCGCGGCCTGGGCGCTGCGCGACCTCTCGGAGGTCTGGAGGATGCAGCAGCGGACCTACGGCCGGCTCGCCGGCGAGCTGGCCGCGCTCGACGCCTGGCCGGGGCATGGCACGCTCTGGGGCCGCGGCCAGGGGCACCCGCTGGCGATGGCCGCCGCGACCGTCGTCCTCTCGGCGGACGCCTGGCGCAGCCGCTGGCGCCGGCACGTCGCCGAGTGCGCCATGCTGCTCGACGAGGCGCGGATGCCGAGCGGATTCCGCCGCGCGCACCCGGCGTATATCAAAGACGGCCCTGTGTTCTTTGACGCCCAGGGGAACGCGCTCTGGGCGACGACGACGCCCGACGAGGAGGTCTACCTCGAGGTCGGCGCGCGCTGCTGCGAGCTCGCGCTCGGGCGCTCGCCCGCCTGGCCGGAGCTCGCGCTCGCCGTCTGGCGCCAGGCCTGGCAGTCCGGCGCGGCCCCGGGCCCCGCGGACTTCCTCGCCGTGCGCGGGGTCGCGCGCTCGAGCGCGCCGCTCGAGAGCTGCTCGCCGCGCTACCACGTCGACGACGCCGAGCTCGGCCACGCCTTCGCCTTCGCCTACGCGGACGGCTCGGCCCAGGCCTACCCCGAGTTCGCCCAGGCGGTCGGCGCGCTCTGCGGGAACCACGCCGATCCCATCGCGGGGATCCTGGCGAAGATGCCCAACCCCTACCGCGCGTCGCTGTACGCCGACGACTTCGCCTTCCTGCTGCGCCAGCTCCAGCCCTAGGGCTTTCGTATTGGCGCGGGCTGGGCGCACGGCTAGGCTCCGCCGAGGAGGCTAGCGCGATGGGCATGGATCCGAGGACCGGGGAGCTGCGGCAGTTCGAGCGGCGCGAGGACATGCCGGAGGGCTGGGAGGAGATCCCGCCCGAGATCGCGCGCGAGCTGCTCGCGAGCTTCCGGCCCGACGACCGCCCGCGGCGCTGGCGCCAGATCCAGGCCGAGCGCGGCTACGCGCGCTTCCTGGCGCAGGGCGAGAACCGCCGCGGACGCCGGATCCGCGCGCGCGAGGCTCGCCTGCGCGCGCGAGCGCTCCAGCGCGCCGGCTAGCGCTTTCGTATTGACGCGGCCCCGCGCGCGCCTACGATGCGGCGCATGGCGAAGCGCGCGAGCTCGAGGCCGAGGTCCAAGCACCGCCGGGGCCGGCCGCTCTCCGCCGGCTCCGCGGCCGCCCGCCCCTTCGGGCCCGTGCGCCTCGCCCCCGAGCAGCTCCGCGCGCTGGGCGACTGGGCGCGCGCCCGCGGGCTCTCCGAGGGCCGGCGCCCTTCGCGCGCCATGGCGCTCCGAGACCTCTGCGCCCTCGCGGCCGCGCTCGTCGACGCGCGCCTGGGCGCGACGCTCCCGGGCGCGTGGTGGCGCGAGCGGATCTCGCGCGAGAGCCTGCGGGACTCGATCGACCTCGAGGCCGGCCTAGCCGCGCTCGCGCGCGTCCTGATCGAGGAGCGCTGAGGCCGTGGGCCGCCCCAGGAGCTCGCGGGCTCGCGCCGGCGCCGGCCCGGACCGCAAGAACCTCGCGGCGGGCGAGCGCGCGGAGGCGCAGCCCCAGGCCGCCGAGGAGGCCGCCCGCGCCGCGGCCGACCTGACGGCGATCCGCGCCGCCCAGGCGGGCGTCGTCGAGCTGGAGGAGCTGCTCGAGGAGGCCCGCGGCGCCGTCAGGGCCGTGCGCGCCTCCCTGCGCGAGGCCGAGGCCGGCCTGCGCGAGCTGATCGCCGGGCAGCACGCGCTCGACTTCGAGGCCGGCGAGCTGCAGAGCCCGCACGAGCGCTTCGAGGCCTTCGGAGCGCCGCTGCTCGAGCTCGACGGCCTCGAAGCCGAGCTGCGCTAGCCCGGAGCGCCCGCCCGGGGGGGCAGGGCGCCCGCGGGCAGGCGCCGCGGAGTTCTCGCCGCGGCGCCCCTGCGCCCAGATTTCCGCGGCGATCGCCGCCGAGCGCTGATGGGGAGAGATTGGGGATAACTCCGCGATCGCGCCGCGAACCTTCCAGCATCCAAGCATTGAAGGGAAACTGCTGACAGAGCAGAGCGGGCGCTCCCCGATCCCCGGGCGCGGCGAGCGCGCGCTTGCGCGCGGCCGGAGCTCGGGGGTACAAGAAGCGGGCTCGACCTCTCCGGCCGAGCCCGCCCGCGTCGGCGCCCTTACCGGGGCCCGCTGCCGGCGGCCGCTCATTACTGGACCCATCAAGCGACCGCAGATGCAAGATAGCCAAAGGCTGCCCCAGGCGCCTGCCCGATCCGCCCTCGACGAGCTCGCCGAGAGGTCCCCGCGCCTCGCCTGCGCCGTCGAGGCCGCGAGCCGCCGGCGCGACTGCCGCGAGCTGCGCTCCCGCCTGCTCCTGCTCCTGCTCGCCCTCGCCTGCCCGCCGCGCGGCGAGCCCCGGCGCTCCTGGTACGTCCCCGGCGCCGTCGCGCGCCTGGGCGCCGAGGGCCTGGAGCGAGCCTGGAGAGGCTTCTACGGCGGAGGGGCGCCGAGCCTGCGCACGATCCGCAAGCACCTGGGCGAGCTCGAGGGCGCCTGCGCGCTCGTCCGGCGCCCGGGCGACTGGATGCCGCGGGCCCGAGACCCCGAGCACCCCGAGCGCCGGCCGCGCTACCCGCAGACCTTCGAGCTGCTCGAGCAGGACCGCGACGCGGAGTGGTGGGCGCGGGAGGGCCGGCACATGCTCGCGGCGCATCCGGAGGCGCGCGCGAACCCCGACGCCTGGCGGCGCCTGTTCCGCGGCTGGCGCGAGCGCGCCGCGCGACTCGAGCGCGAGCCGATGCTGCCCTTCGAGGAGGGCCTGCTTGACGTTCCGCCGCAGGTCCGCGCCGATCCGTCAAGCAGCGGGTCACTTCGGCAGGCAGCGGGTTTCGCGGCTGATTCCGGGGGGCCTGAATCATCCGCGAATCAAACGGGGCATAAAGCTAGCTCGCCCGTGCGGGGCCGGAGCGCGCCCTCGGCAGAGCAGCTCGAGCGCGCCCGCGCGATCGGCCGCGCCGCCATGGAGCGCGAGCCCCTGCGCTGCCTGGCGCTCCTGCGCGCCGCCGGCGCCGACGTGCGCGGCTCGGGCGCCCAGCTCGAGCTCGCGCGCTGCCCCGAGCGCCTCGCAGCGGCCGCGCGCCTGCTCGCGCGCGCGCTCGAGCGCGGCGACGTCGTCCGCAACCGCGCCGGATGGATCCTGCGCGCCGTCCGGCACTTCCCCGAGCTGAGGGCCCTGCGATGACCGACGAACCCGAACCCGCGGCGGAGCCCGCGACGATCCCGAGCCTCGTCCACGCCTTCCTGCTCTGCGCGCTCGAGCGCACGCGCTTCCTCGACGAGCAGAAGGCCCTGAGGGCGGCCGGGACTGCGGCCGACTGGACCGTCTCGGAGCCGCGCTCGCGCGCCCTCGACGAGCGCCTGCTCGCGCTCGGCCGGGAGCTCGAGATCCGCGTGCTCCAGGGCGCGCTCGACGATTGGGCGAGGAGCGCCGGCGTCGCCGGCCTCGAGGTCGGGCCGTGAAGCCCGGCGCGGACCTGGGAGCGCTGCTGCGCGGCTTCGAGGCGCGCGCGCGCTCGCTCGACCCGGCCGGCTGCGCGGAGCTGATCCTCGAAGTCGCGGACGGCGTCGAGGACCCGCGCGCCCGCGGCGCCGTGTTCGCGATCGTCGCCGCGCGCCTGGCGCAGCTCGCCCTCGACGAGAGCCGGAAGCGCGACGGCGGACCCGACCGCGAGATCCGTCCGTGAGCGCCCGCCCGATCGAGGAGATCGCCGCCGAGCTGCGGGGCCGGATCCGCGGGGCCGACGCGCGCGGCTGCGCGAGCTGGATCCTGCAGCTCGACGCGCACGAGCTCGATCCGCGCGTGCGCGCGTCGATCTTGGGCCTGGTCTCGGAGCGCCTGGCGCGGCTCGCGAGCGAGGCTAGCGCTTTTCGTATTGACGCGGCGCCGATCCCCCGAGAGGATCCCCGCTCGCCGCAGAGGCGCTCTCCCCAGGACCCACGGAGGACGACATGGAATCGAAGGGAAAGGCCCAGCTCCCGATGAGCGCCGATCTCGCGCGCGCGGAGATCCTGGAGTCGATCGCAGCCGCAATAAACGAGGGCGAAGGAGGCCCCCGCGATCGAGAGGCTCTCGACTGGCTGCTCGGGCGCGCCGCCCGCGCCGACGAGCTCGAAGCCGAGCGCATGGCGCAGCCGCTCGCTCCGGAGGACGAGGTCGACGACGGCGACGACGTCGCTCCCGAAGCGACGCTCTCGGAGCGGGTAGCCCCGCAGCTCACGGCCCAGGCCGCGACCGACGCGCTGCTCTCGGTGCTCCGCGAGAAGCTCGGCCGCGACTCCTACGACGTGGCTTCGGGCCTGCTGTGGGACTGCAAGCGTGCGGCCGAGGGCGAGGCCGCGGAGCGTGAGCTCGCAGAGCGCGAGATGATCGACGAGGACGCGCGGGAGCGCGCGCGCGAGCGCGACGACGAGCTGCGCCTGCAGGCGCGCGTGCTCGGCTTCGAGCTGCCGCCGCGCGACGGCCTGCACTCGCCCGAGCGCTCGGACATCCGCAGCGCGATCCACTGGCTCGCGGACCTCGTCGAGAGCGAGGGCGGCGGAGACCTCTGGGCCGTCCAGCTCCTCGCGCGCTCCGCCGGCCGCTGGGAGTCGATCGCCGCCGCCCTGCGCTCCGCGCTCGTCGCGCCGGCGCACGAGCTCGAGGCCGCGAAGGATGCCGCGGCGCACCCGCTGATCGCCGCCGAGCGCCTCGCGCGCTACGCCGCGGAGAGCGCCCGCGACGGCGCGCTCGCGGGAGCGCGGCACGCGAAGTCGCTGCTCGACGCTTCCGAGCGGCGCGTCGCGGAGCTGCGCGCGGTCGATTCGTCGCCCGAGCGCCTGCTCAAGCTCGAGAGCATGAACAAGACGCTCATCCGGCAGCGCGACCGATGGGAGCGAGACCCGAGCAACTTCGCGCTGCGCGAGCTGCGGCAGGCCGTGCTCAATCTCGACGCCGCGCGGCTCGGAGGGGATGAAGTCGCCCTCACGTTTCTAGAGAAGGCCGTCAAGCTCTGCCGCGATCCGGTCGACCCGCAGGAGCGCGCGACGTGAGCGAGGACCTCTTTCTGCCGGCCGCCGAGGTCGCCCTGCGCTGGGCCGTGCGGCATGACCCCGAGCTCAAGTGCGGCGCGGCCGCGGCTCTGGCGCGGGAGATCATCGAGTTCGCGCGCAGCGTCACGAGCTACGAGAGGGAGCAATGCCGCGCTCTGCGCGATGACCTCGAGTGGGCCGTGGGAGCGATGCCGTCCGCCCGCGGCCAGGCCACGACGAACGACTGGGCGCTCCGGCTCGACCGTATCCGGGCCGCGCTCGCGCTGCCGCGCTACGAGTCCACGCGCCCCGGCGCGGCGGAGCGCGCGACGTGAGCGAGCTGGAGCCCGCAGCGCTGGAGCAGCTCGCAGCCGCCGTGCGCGCGGAGGACATCGCCTTCGCGAGGCTCGATGGCGCGCGCGAGTGCGCCGGCGCGATCTTCGCCACTCCGCTGGGGCGGCCGCTTGCGGTGTGGTCGTATGGCGGGGGCTGGATCTCCGACCCCGCGTGGTGGAAGCGGGAGCGCTACCTCAAGCGCCGGGCCCGGAGGCTCGCTCGCGGTCCCGCGCGCGGCGGGCGCCGGCAGCTCGGAGGCCGCACGCTCCGGCTCGCAAGCGTGCGCCGGCGCCGGCTCGAGCTCTGCGCTGCGCGGCGGATGGCCGAGGAGCTGCGCTGGTCTGAGCCCGAGGGCGCCTTCGTCTGGCGCGAGCGGTGAGCACGCCCAAGCCCTGGTTCTTCGTCGACGGGCGCCCGGTCTCGCAGGGCTCCAAGCGCGCGCCCGTCGCCGGCGTCGTGCGCGAGAGCTCGAGAGGCCTGCGCGCCTGGCGCGCGGCGATCGAGACGACCGCGCTCGTCTCGGGCTGGATCAAGCCGCTCGAGGGTCCGGTCGTCGTCGAGGCGTGCTTCGTGCTCTGGCGGCCGAAGTCCCACGTCCGCCTGGCGCGCCCCACGTCCAAGGCGAGGCCGTACCCCTCGGCGCGGCCCGACGTCGACAAGCTCTCGCGCGCGCTCCTCGACGCGCTGACCGGCCGCTGCTGGCTCGACGACTCGCAGGTCGTCGGGCTGCGGGCGACCAAGCTCTACGGCGTGCGGCCCGGAGTCGCCGTGCGCGTGCGGCCCGCCCCCGAGGCGCGCCCTGGGCAGCTCGACGTCCGGCCCGACGATTCCTCGGCGGCCGTGGCGCTGCTATGGTGGCCGGCGTGAGCCTCCTAGAAGCCCTCGAGGCCGTCGCCGAGCTGATCCCCGGGATAGGGCAGATCGCGAAGGCCCTGCGCCTCTTGCGCCTCGCCGTCCGGATCGCCGAGCACGTCCGGAGCGGCTCGGCCGCAGGAGCCGCCGCCTTCGGAGACCCGACCCTGAGCGACCTGCTGCGCGACCTCGACGACGAGGAGCGGAGCTAGACAGAACCCGAGCGACCCATGACCGACCCCGCACCGATGAGCCCGACCGCCCCCGCATCCGCCCCGGCCCCGCAGGCCCCGAAGGCCGACAGGTCCGACGCCTGGCGCCCGAAAGCCGGCGCGCGCTGCGGGGTCGTCCTGATGTTCGGCGGCGCGCGCTACGCGGAGGTCTCCGGGACGATCGCGCGCGACCACAAGGACGGGACCTTCGACGTCGAGTACCTCGCTCGCGGAGTGCTCGCCACGGCGCGCATGCCGCTCGTCGAGCGCGCGCGCCACATGGAGACCGTCGGCATCGTCCCGCCCAAGAGCTGATCGTGGCCGCGCCCGGCGTCACCGTCGCGGTCGCGACCGACGCCGAGCTCATGGCCGAGACCGTGCGCCGCTGGGCGCAGGATCAGATCCCTTTCGCCGCGGCGGTCGCGCTCACGCGCCTCTCGCAGGACGTCCGGGCCGCGGAGATAGCGGACCTGCCCAGCCGCCTGCGCGTGCACGGCAAGCGCCTCGCCCAGGGCTTCCGCGTCCGCCGCGCGGAGAAGCGCGACTGGCCGCACATCACGAGCGAGGTCGGCTCGCTCGATGAGTTCATGGTCCTGCAGGAGTACGGCGGAACCAAGCGCCCGACGCAGGGCGCGCAGCACCTGGCGATCCCGGCCCGCTACGTCGAGGCGCGGCGCTCCGCGACCACGGGCCGCTTCGCCAGGCGCCTGCTGCCGCGCGGCGACCCGCGCCAGCGCAAGATCCCCGGCCGGCAGATCCGGCAGAAGGTCCGCGGCGCCGGCGACGTCGCGCTCTGGATCCTCGCGCGCCAGGCGACGATCCACCCCAGGCTCAAGTTCCGCGCGGTCGCGCAGGAGAACGCCGGGCGCAGGTACGAGGCGCACTTCACGCGCGAGCTCGAGGCCGCGATCAAGAGCGCGCGCGTGCGCTCGGGCTCGTTCTCGAGCGAGGCCGGACGGCTCGCCTACCTCAAGGCTCGAGCGGGCGTCGGATGAGCGACCGCCGGGGCTGGTCCACGTGTCGCTGCGGGCCTGGCCGCCCGATCGCCGGCTGGGGCCTCGAGCTCGGCGAGCCCCTCCGCGAGGCGCTAGGCGTCGGGCGCGTCGTCGTCGTGGGCCGGGCGCCCAACCGCACGGGCCCCGAGGACCTGCCGATCACGGGCGCCTGCGGGCGCTCGCTGGCGCGCCTGGTCGGGCTCGAGCTCGGCCTGCGCTGGCTGCTCGAGGTCGACCGGGTCAACCTGCTGCAGCACTGGCCGGGGCGCCGCGGGCGCGGGGACGGATGGGACGGGCCCGAGGCCAGGCGCAGGGCGCTCGAGATCGCGCCCCTGATCGCGCCCAGGCGCGCCGTGCTGCTCGGGCGCGAGGTCTGCTGCGCCTTCGGGGCGCGCGACCTGGAGCCCCTGGCCGAGCGCTGGGTCGAGCTCGACGGCGCGCGCCTGCTCGTCGGCCACCTGCCGCACCCCTCGGGCCTGTGCCGATGGTGGAACCAGGCCGCGAACATGGGGCGCGCTCGGGCCTGGCTCGCCGACTTCCTCTGGGGAGACGGGCTCAAGCTCGAGGCCCGCGCCGCCCGATAGCTCCCGGATGGAGCTGCCCGAGGACCGCGGGGCGAGCGTCGCGCAGGCTCGGCTCGAGCGCGCGCGCGCGGCCGCCCTGCGCGCGGGCTGCGACCTGCGCGACCTCGAGGCCGAGGTCGAGCGCGAGCTCGAGGCGCGCGCGCGGGCGCGGCTGG